GGATTTCAAATGATGTATCAGGTGGTGTGGACGCGCGTCGAGGACGGCGTGGAGCGGGACGGGTATATGTTTTCTAATGACTGGGAAGAGGTTGAGGCTTGGACGGCGAGGGCTGAAGATGACGAGACCGTGAAGCATTGGACGGTGTCGATGGTCTTGCACAGCAGCGCGCCTTTGGAGAGCGATCTTCTTGAGGAGCCTGACGAGCCGGAGCGGGTCATGTGGCGTGGGAACGCCGTGGATATTGCTCTGATGCACAGTGTGGACAGCGAGGATACGGAGGTGCGTGGCATGCAGGTCATGAATGTTGTGTCTCTGCTGCCGCCGCGCCTCAAGGACGAGGAGGTTTTTGCCACCCTCATGCACATCGCCTCCAACTACGTCCAAGATCCGCGCAAGTTGACGCTGATGCTTCGTGCCTGCGCGGAGTCGGCGAAGGATTACGTGGAGCACAGCCATGAGGCAAAGAAAGCCATCCGCAAGTTCATCAACTGAGGCACGGTCATGGCAAGAAAAATAACAAAGACGGCCGCAGAAAGCATCGCCTTGGACCGCGAGATATATGAGCGGGCCAAGGACGGTGCGATAGCCAAGGTCATAGCTACGGAACTGGGGGTGACGAAGAGCACGGTGCAGCGCAGGATCAACAAGATGGTCGGGGACGGCACTCTTGGCCGGGTCATGGAGCGGCGCAAGCACAGCCGCGCCTACTGTCTGCAGCGCTGGGCCGCTTTTGAGCGGCAATATCGTGGTGTGAGGCTGGGATCGATGTCGAGCCTGTTCGATCTTCTGACGGAGGAGCAGGTTCGGTGGATGTATGATCACACACCGGATGGATGTGAGGTGGTGACGTTTCTGGCCTCTGTTATACGGGATGCGTATGCGGACGAGCACATGCATCCTGCGGAAATCTTGAAAGGAGAGAAGTGATGGAGGAGAAAGCTGATGGCAATTAAACTAAAAGCAGACGAGGCGTGGACTGTGTATTGCGCGCTGGATGACGCGCTGGATGACCGCCGCAATAGCACTGGATCGAAGCACAACTACCGCGTGACCAACTACCGCTTGACCAAGGCCGAACACAAAAAGTTACAAGACAGATACCTGCGCGCGTTTCTGGTCTTGGAGCGCATCGAGGGAGGGACTGATGGCGAAATGGGAAAACGAGGAGGATGACAATGACACTAAGCCCCGCACAGGAATCTGAACTCAACTACCTGCGCCGACAGGTGGACGCAGCCCACGACAGACTCCTGAGAAACGACGCAGATCAATGGGCCCAGCAAAATCTGTGGTATGCTCGAGAAGAGCTCCGGCAGTTTGTGTCGAAGCTCCGGAAGGAAGGGCACAACATATGAGCGACCCACGACTTGCCTATATACCGGACGAAATAAAGAAGCTGAACAAAGAGATAAGCGACGCAGAGTGGAACAACGACCCGCGTCTGGAGTTTCTGGTTAACGAGTTGAATGACTACAAAGAAAAACTTGAGAAAGGACAAACCTATGAACCAAACTTTTGAAACCCAAGCCATGCCTGCTGTGATCGAGGTTATCACCTACTCGAACAGCGCCTTTGGAACCAACGAAAGCGGCCAGCAAATCTTCATCAACTCCCGCATTGTCGAGCGCTGCAGTCTGAAGGAAGGCATGGAGGTCATCGCCCATGTCATCCCCAACTACGAGGACAAGCGACACTCCATCCCGTGGCGGGCCATGCGGGTCGAGGCTCCGCGCACCATCGGCATCTCGGTAGAGGCCGCGCCTATGCCGACGGCCCAAGCGCGCACCCAGCCGCCGTCCACCCCATTCCAGCTGGACCAAGAGATCCTCGCCCTGCTCGACGAGGAGGAAGGCTACATGACCACGTCCGAGATCGCAGATGTCTTGGGCAGAGACACGACCGCCATCAGCAATAGCTGCCGCCGCCTCTTTGCAAATGACCAAGTTGCAAGGGCCGATGTCTTCTCTGGACCCAACCAGTCGCGCGCATCGGTCCTTCTCTGGGCGAGGAGCGTGTCACGGTTCATATGACTTGCATCGTGTCCACAGATATAGTAGAAGCTGTAACCAACAAACACACAATCTAGGGACATGACATGGCACAAAAGCCCAAGACCAAGAAGACAGAGACCAAGCAGCTGGAGTTCCAGAACGTCGGCTTGCTGAAGGAGGACCACGAGCTGCTGCGTCGGCTTGCTGATGCGGAGCAGAGGTCCATGGCACGACAGCTTTCGGTGCTGATCCGCAAAGCGGTTGCCGAGTTGGAGGATGTAGTATAACCTAACGGCCTGCTCGAACATGTATCGCCGCCTGATACATGGCCTCAACTGAAAGCCCCGCTATTTGCGGGGCTTCTTTTTGCGCGGTTGGTAGATGCCTGTTGGCTTGGCGTATCCGCGAACATCGGACTTTTTCTGCATCCCTTTGGAGGAGAGGCCTCGGAAGAAGGCCGAAGCCACATCTAGGCTCAGGCCTGTCATGGCTGCGAGTTCTTTGGCTTGGGTTTCGACGGAGGCATAGTTGACGATACGCTCCTCCATCAGTTCGGTTATCGCTTCGTAGTCGATGTCGGGTTCTTTCTTGTCCATGTGGTCTCCGCTTATGGTTTGCTTGGTTTGAGGGACAGCCACTGCCGCGCCTCTTCTCCGAGCACCTTGGCTCCGATGTCGATCTTATCACGAAGAGACGCAACAATCCTCTCATCAATCGACCCTTCGCAGATCAAGTCTACGTAGGTCACGGGGTTGCGTTGGCCGATGCGATGAGCACGGTCCTCGGACTGGATCCTGGTTTCGAGGTTGAAGTCGTTGGCGTAGTAGACCACGAGGTTTGCCTCGGTGAGCGTCAGCCCGTAGCCTGCGGTGGCTGGGTTCCCGACGAAGTATCGCAGCGGGTGGTTGGGGTTCTGGAAGTTCTTGACGATAGCGTTGCGCTCGTCGTCTGGAGTGTCGCCATAGTATGCGGCCGCGCACCCTGCGCCAAAGGTCTCGTTGAGTTGGCGGACGATCTGTCGGATGTCGTAACGGAATCGTGACCAGATGATGGCCTTTCCGTCATGCTCCTCGAGGATGTCTTTCAAGGCATCCATGCGCTGCGATGGAAAGTATATCATGTCCCCGTCATCTGTCTTCAGATGTCCGGACATAACCTGCTGCATGCGGAGGAGCTGTGTCACCACAGCGGGAGCCGTGACCAAGGTGCCGTCATCGAGCATTGTCAGTGCCATGGTCCGCAGCTGCTCATACATTTTGAACTGCTCCGGCGACATGCCGACGTAGCGGACGGTGTAGGTTTTCTCAGGTAGGTCGAGGCAGTCTTTCTTCAACACGCGGTAGGAGAACATGTCGATCCGCTCGGTCAGCTCATCGAGGTTTCGGTAGCCTACCACCTGCTGGAACGAGTGCGCGCCCATCTGCCGCTTCTGCACCACAGCGTATCGTCCTTGGAAAGCGTAGAAGCTATCGAAGCCCAACAACCCATGACCAAGGAACTCGGTCTGGGCATACAGGTCGAGCGGAGATTTCGTCACTGGCGACCCTGTAAGCAGGCGTTTGAACTTGAAGCCGGATGAGATTTTGGTAAGAGCTTTAGTGCGTTTGGCCTTGTGGTTTTTGATGGTTGTTGATTCGTCAATGGCGATCATACCAAAGTTGCCAAACGCACGAGCCATCCACTTCCCTGCATCCTGACCCTTGACCGTGGAGAAAGCTTCGACGTTCATGACGAACACCGTCAGGCCATCGAACTTATCCTTCACGGATCTCATCTCTTCGATCTGCTTCTTGGTGCCGCCGGACACCCAGCGGATCACCCGATGCGGGATGTGGTCGGGCAGATGCTCCGGGATTTCTTTGGCAACCCAGTTTCGGTAGACGCCCTTGGGTGCGATGACCAAGGCGAAGTTGATCTCCCCGCGCTCGAACAACAAGCCCATGTTGTCGATGAGCACCTTGGATTTTCCGGTTCCCATCTCCATGAAGTAGCCGAAGGAGTTGCATAGTGCACCATGGTGCAGTGCAGTCTTCTGGTGTTCGTATGGGTTTGTTTTGAATTTATAGTTGACAGTCATTTGAATCCTCCATTACAGTCGACCCTACGGCACACGCACTTGTGTGTCAACCACAACCCCTGAAGAGGACCAAACTTATGACAGATATCTTTGACGACTTGTTCGACGAGAGCGACGCTCTTGTGAACGTGGACACGGGAACGGGGCGACAGCTCAGCACCTTGGTCCGACAACTGCGCGACGTGGAACAGCAGATCGACGACGCGGAGAACCACCTCAAAGCTTTGAAGCAAGAGAAGCACAAGCTTTCGGTGGAGAACATTCCTGCACTCATGGACGAGATGGGCGTGGAGCGTCTGGACGTGGACGGCATGACCGTCACACGGAAGATGATGGTTCATGCATCTATTCCAACGGACCGCAAGGATGAGGCCTTTGCTTGGCTGCGGGACAACAACCTCGACGACATCATCAAGAACGATGTGACGGTGTCGTTTGGCAAGGGCGAAGATAACATTGCAGGGGACGTCGTTGGCCTCCTGCAAGAGCG